ATGGAAGAATGGAATGATAATCAGCGGGTGTCTATACGGTATGTTTATCAATTCGACCGGGCTTTCTGTGTTCGTTTTCTGGACTATGTCTATATTGAACGGGAGAATTCTCCACGCACACGCAATAATTATTTGGCTTTCCTTCGGTCGTTCAGCGCCTTTTTGGTGCAACATCTGTATATCAAAGAAAAACCGACGGATGGGTTGGTCAGTATTGGCAAGGCTTTGCTCAAGAAAGAACGCAAGGTTATTGCTGTGGATGATATGCAACGCCTGCATGATTGGCTTCAGGAGAATAACCGCTACTTCCTTTTGGTTTGCTACTTTCTGCACTACATGCTTATCCGTCCGAAGGAGATTGCCAAACTCCGGCTGTGTGATATATCCGTCAGTAAACAGACGGTCTATATTGACGATACAATCTCGAAAAACAAGCGTTCGGCATGTGTTACTATACCCCAGAAAATTATTGAGTTGATGGCCGAACTTGGGTATTTTGACGCTCCGAGTACCTACTATATTTTTTCCAAGGATTTCAGACCGGGGCCGGAATGGGTAAACGAAAAGACTTACCGCGACTTTTGGAGCAGGAAAATCCGCCCTGCTCTCCACTTTCCCAAAGAGTACAAATTTTATAGTCTGAAGGATACCGGAATTACCGCGATGCTCCGTGCTGGGTATGATACCCTTTCGGTTAAAGAACAGGCGCGGCACTCGTCGTTATTGATGACCGATGTGTATACGCCGCAGGATATTCGGGATGCAAATCCGCTTTTATTGAATTATCAGGGCGTTTTATAATGTGAATTTCTGGAATGTATTTTTGTTATCTTTGCCTAACCAACAGTAATAAATAATTTGGCGTATGCATACGGATGATTTTGATGGCTTTGTTGTTACTATAAATGGTACAACACACTATGTCGACGGGACTGTACCTGATAAAACATTGAATACAGTTTCTGACTATAACAGTTTGTTAAGGGATATGATAAATATTCCGACCATTCACGAGCATTATTATTCGAATCTGTCTCGCGAACATTGGGCGCAATTATGTGCTGCGATGGATGTTATTAGGGACAGCCAAAGAGCCATAGATAAATATCAGGAAATAGACCAAATCGATTACATTCATGGGGATGCACTTTACATTTATGGGCTTCTTAATGCATTTTACTTACAACAAGATGCGGCAACAACTATTTTTAAAATAATTTTAAAAAAGAAAGAACTAAATTATTTCGATGACTACCCAGAGATCAATAAGATTAGGAGAATCCGGGATGATGTGTGTCATGCCACAGATAGGAATATTATAAAAGGGAAAATAATAGCCCAAATATTTATAAGTCCATCAACCGTGACAAAAAACGGTTTTTGCTATCTAAAATACACCACGTCAGATGGAAATCGGAAAGTTGTCACAATTCATGTCGATATAGATGATTGCATTGCCAAGCAAGCCAATGACATTAAAGATATACTTTGTACGATCTGTAAAAAAATATTGTCATCCATTTCGCCTGATGTTCAAAAGGAGTATTTGGAGTCGTGGTCGCAAGCAATGAAGGCATTGTGATTTCTCACTCAATAGAGTACCAGACAATAAATCCCCCGCCAATGGCGAGGGATTTTGTCATTTGAAATATTTGTCCTTGAGTTCGACCAGCTTGTCCCAATAGGTGACGATCAAGCCGTCCATGTGGTAGTGGTATTCCCCGGCATAGTTGGGCACGCCTCCGAGCCGATTTGCCGACCTCTCCGTGTAAAAGTGGTAGTAGTTCGCCGCGCGGCAGAAAAGGCTATGCAGGCCGCTCGGAATCGCGAATACGGGCAACCATAGCCAGCCCCAGCGCCGCGACTGTCGGACGTGGCCGAACTCATGGTCGTATACCGGTTCCCGGTCGATGTTCCCCGGCGCGATAAAGACGTACCGCCCAAGCGTCATGCCGCCCCGGACATGCTTCGTCGCATAGAACACGGCCCCGCGTTGCTCGGTGATTTTCACGCGGTCGAAACAGAATGCCAAGTACGTAAGGCCGAGCAGGTTCTGCGGGAGCTGCCACAAGTAGAGTAGTACCGCCCATGTTGTTTTCAGAAATTTCTTCATCGGTTCCGTTTTTTAAGTTCGATATAATCGGTGTATACGATTCGCGTGTGCGGGTTCGACGACATGACCTCCTGCCGTATCGCTTTGGTTCCCCAGCGGATGAAGAGGAAGCGCCGCGGCACCCGATGCACGACCTGCCGAAGGGTGTCGATGCTCTCCACGCGGCACGCGACCGAGTCGCGCTCGATCAACCCTTCGACAGTCACCCACGGATCTCGCCAGCGGAATGTCCGCATCGAGTCGATAATGACTGCCCCGGCCGAAGTTTCCCGGACGACGGCCGTGTCCCGGAGCTTCGCCCGCAGCTCTACGACGGTCGCTGTCGCCGTCTTGGCCGTTGATTCCACCCGCTTGAGTTTAATGCCGAGGTCGCGGATGCTCTCGGCATCCGCCGCCCGGAGCCGCTCCAGCTCCGAGACGCGGAGATTCAGCACCATGTTCGACGCGGCGGCCTTGCCTGCCTTTGTCCGGTAGATTTCGACATCTGACATCAGCGCGGTCTGGTTCGACTCCAACCGACGGCGTTCGCGTTTTTCCGAGCGGAGCCGCGCACTCTGCACCCACAACAGGCCGCCCGCTATAATCAGGGCTATGAGCAGGAAGCGTTTCATGCCTTTTCGAGCGTTTTGGAGATTTTGAGAATCAGACCCGCATAATCCGCCGGCTTGGCTGTACAGTAGCCGCAGGCTGCAACCCGGTAGGCGAACTGGTACACGTCGTCCTTGTACGGCATCGCGGGGGCATAGCGTTCGGTCAGCAGAATTCGGGAGTGGTCGGTCAGACACTCCCTGACAGACGTATAATCTCGGAAGGCGCGATCCACGACATATTTGTAGCGCCCGTCCGGCATCCGCGTAATGGAGTGTACTTTGGGGAATCGGTGGCCCTGCTTGTCGTCGTCGAAATACTCGAACGTCCGCACGTATTTCACCGCCCCGCGCCACTTCTTCGTGGCGGTTATGCCGAACAGGTTGTGCCCGATGGCGGACTTCCCCCAGCCGGTTTCGAGCGCGGCCTGCGCGGCCACGAAGAGCGGGTTCAGCCCGGTTTCCTCGCAGGAGGCTGCGATGTCCGGCCAGTAGGTTTTCTTAAATTCTTTCGGTGTCATGATCTTGGTCGCCTTTATAATTTTATATGCCGCGGTCTTCCTATTCGTCCTTTTACATTGATCACGAGCGCCTCGCGGCCACCAGCTGCCGAGATAATTTTCGCTCCTTTTACAATATCCGGGATATTGATTGCCGAGCCGACCTGATAGCCGTCGCACATCAGGAGATAAGTGGCGGCAAAACCGTCTTCTGTTTCCACTTTCTCAAGGGTGTAATTTGCTTTCATGGTAGTATGGTGTTTGAGTGGTTTTTACTCTTCGTCGTAAATATCCGGGTTCGGCATGAATTCGGGGCCGGGGGCTTGCTCGCTTCTGGCCGGGCCGCGGGGGCTGCCGGACTGCCGACCTGCCCTCTCCATGTACTCCAGCACCGCGGCCACGATGCCCTGCGTCTCCCGGTTCTTCAACGCCGAACCCAGCGCGGCCGCCGCATCCGCAATCTTGGCCTTTTCTTTATCCTCGGACTTCTCATATACGCTCTTCAGCTCGATGAAGCCGATGAACATGGCCCCCAATACCGTCAGAATCGGAATCAGCGGCAGGCGGCTCCCGGTCTGCTCGTTGATCTGCCATACGGTCAGCATCTGCACCGCGTCGATGGCCGTTACCACGAAAATCAGGTTGAAATACTTGGCGATCTTCTCGACGGTCTTGCGGTAGCCGAGCGATGAGCGCAGCTCCCCGCGTTTGCGGGCTTTCCGGATGCCTGCCCATAGGTCGAGGAAAATCACGAACAGTACGAGCAGGTAAACGATCGTGAGAATGATGAGCTGCGGACGTATCGCCGCGAAAATATGGTCTATCATAGTTCAGAAATTTCAAAAAAATGACGAGTAAGGTTAAGTAAATCCCCAGTGAATGAGTCATAATACAACCATCTCCCGCAAAGGAATATTTGTTATCGGTCGCACCCCGTCAAAAAAGTTATACATGTACTATCGTTGCTGTTTCATCGTAGTTTCGGGCTATTACTCTGAAATAGGCGCGTGCCCCCTCGGTTCGGTATTGAGGATTACCCGTAAACAATACAACTCCGCCGTAAAATGAAACCTGCATTCTGCGCTTTCCGGAAGGCTCCAGCTTTCCGCCGCGGTCGCCTATATTGGTGCCGCGATGCAGCTCGAATTTTCCCCCCCCCCACGAAACCGCGGTCGGCAATGCACACGACCCACCTTTCCAAGAGGTCTGCAACGGAAATTATCGGCATCCAGCCCGCGGCGTTTACCTTCGTTGTATCGAACTGAACAGGATTAATCCGAACGGGTGTCCAGTTTACCTCATCCCGCGAGAACGAGTCCTGTACGAGCTTGAACCCCGCATTCAGAGGACGGTTCTGTGTCTGCCCGGTTTGAGGGTTCCGGCGGTATCGCTTCTTCGCGTTTTTGTAGTGCAGGATGCCCACGAAACACTGCTTCAGAATCGGATTTTTCAAGTCTGTGGCAGGCTTTACGCAGAGCATCCCGCCCTGTACTTTCCACGTAACCGCCGGGACGGCTTCGGCATTCATGGGATAGGGTAATTCCGTCCACTTATTCACTCCGTCCCCGATCTTATGACGACCTGTGTCTGATTCGTAGACGACCTCGCCATCGAGTAGTAAGGGATTGGCCGCTTTGAGCGCCGCTGCCGTATATTTCGGGTGTTGTATTCTTCCAATCATAATTGCATCTGCTTTTTTGCCTGCGCTTTGCATTGCTCGGCGTATTCGTAATAGGCCGCGAACTCGTCCGGCTTGGTGTCCCGCTGGCGGAGTATCGCCAGTTCGTCGTCGACCGAATACCGCTCTCGGATGCTTTGCTGCACCCGCTGTTCGTAGGTCGGCACCGGGACGCTATTGACATATTCCGTTAAAACAGGGCTGCCCTGCTCATCCTCGGTAATCAGCATACCTGCTGCCTGCCCGTCGATCAGTTCCAACCACCTCTCGTCGGTGATCTCTACACCGCCCTCGACGGGTTCGTCATAAAATCCTTGTTTCCAGTATTTCATAGCTTCCTGTATTTTATTTCCAGCGTCCGATCACCAGCCAATGGACGGTTTCGGTAGAGGATGCGAGACCTCCGTTCTTGTCGGTGAGGTTCGCCCAGCGCGATTGGTAGCGTAAATATTGGGCGGTCAGTTCCACATACGACGCGGCTGTGATGACGTTGCCGTTGCCGTAATAAGCCGTCAGAAAGCATCCGAACGGCTTTGCGATGAATGCAGGACTGAAATAGTACTGATACGCCCCGCCGGGGGATATCCCCCATTGAAACATCAGCCCGTCCGGTGCTTTGTAGTAACCGTTGGATGAGAGCGCTTTTGTCAGCGTTACGTTCGACAGGTCTTTGGCGGCCTTATCGCCCCACGTCTTTTTCTCGCTGTCGGTCACGAAACGGTGCGTTGCGTCCGTAGTGATCTGTGAAGCGTGAATACTGCCTGCCATTTCACCATCCGACTCGTAGGGGAGAGAGTTCCATGCGGTAACACCGTCGCCGATTTTCCGCCTGCGTGTGTCGGATTCGTACACGACTTCGCCTTTGAGAAGCACCGGATTTGCGGCGGCCAGTGCGGCCGCCGTAAACATCGGGAATTGAACCCGCCCGGTTATCTTTTCAGTAGCTGCCATAGCGTCAGTTCATTCCGGGGATGGTACACTGAATGACGAACGTACTCTCCTTGAACTCGTCGATGGCCGCTTTTGCCGCCGCCTCTCCGGCACCCTTCGGGTCGTAAAAGTTGTCGTATGACTTCTTCAAGTCGGCCGCCAGTTTCAACGACAGCACGGAGTAGTTGAGCTTGATTACGTTCGACTCCGTCACTTGGATATACTGGTCGTCGCCCGTGTAGACATCGACGAGATCCTGCACGGGCAGGTACTGCGGGGTGTTGTTGTTCTGGAAGAGGAACTCGATGTACTTGTCGCCGACCTTGGCCCCGGAGTAAGGCGAATTGGCCGTCGTCACGGTCTTGATTGACGAGCCGCGCAGCACCTGATCGAGCGGGATGTTGATCGGCACGCCGATACGGCTGCCGTTCCGCGTGAGGTAGTAGGTCGCGGCGAACCCGCTAACCGTCGGAGCTTTTTCCGTGCTGTATTCGGGCAGGTCTTCTTCCATGACGATACGCCCGGTGTAAGGTACGGCCGCCACGGTTACGGTGCCGTCGGACTTGAACGTGATGGAAGCAGTAGCGAGGAATACCGTGCGGCCGCTGTCGTCCGAAGCCATGCGGATAGTATCGATTAATCCGGTAACGGCCGATGCGGAAACCTCGGTGATGGAAACGAATCCGCTCACAGAATCTTCGATCTCCTGCACGGTGACATTTTGTGCGACCACAACGCATTTTTTATTCGCATTGATCGCCGCGACGATGTTTTTTGCGACCTGCCCCTGCGGGTTTAGTCCTTCGGTCGGTGGATGCAGATAAGCATTGTAGTTGAAAGTAAACACTTCTGCCTTGTCGTTCCACTTGGTTTTTTCGGTATCGGTCACGAGCCGATGCGTTGCGTCGGCCGTGAGCTGGGCAAGAGAGGTGACATTGCCCCAGCCGAGCGCCGACCATGTCTTCGTGCCGTCGCCGACCTTGTATTTCAGTGGCGAACTGCCCCGGATAAGTCCGTACTCGCCGTCGAGCAGGACAGGGTTGGCCGCAGTCCATTCGGCTTCGGTGCCCGTTACGAATTTGATGCGGGATTTGAGCAGGATTTCCTGCAATACCGCTAAAGTTTGATTGTCTGCCATGATATTGTGTATTTAACTGTTGCTCTTCAGGTTGGCCGGGCTGTATCCGCCGAGGATCAGGCGGTCGGATTTTTTGACGCAGTCCTGCAATGTTTCTTCGATATCCTTTTTGACTTCTTCGTTGATTTGATCTATGGTGACATACTCATCTTTGGACACGGGAATCCTCTCCTCCCCGGATATCGCCTCTTTCTGCCGAAGTTTCAATATGTCTTTAATTCGCATATCACATCAATATTATTCCACCGTTCGATATTACTTTGTTGCGGATGTCTTTCCGGGGTTCGTATTCCGGATATCGCGCTCTGTTTTCCGAAATGTGGCGGATAGCCTTATCGAGCAGAGCATTCGCATCGTCTTTCGCTTGTTGCCGCATTTCGCTACGCTGCTTGTCCGTCGCGGTATTCGCATATTCTGAAAAGTAGGTCTGCGCCCCTTTGTCATTCAGTTTCAGAGCCAAGTCCGGAATAACTGAATACCGGACATAATAAGCCAGCGCAGGCCGGACATAATTGTCCAGCAATTCGGGGTATTTCCCGTCAAGCAGGGCATCGTACAACTTGCCGAGAACCGGACGGATATACTTTTCCTGCGCAGCATCGATCTTGGTTTCTTTGATCGATACGGGCGTTATCTTCTCATTGGCCGCGAATGCCAAATCAATGACCTGCTGGGGTGTGGCTAACAACTGCATCATACATTTCTCACATTTGCGATAAAAGCCTGCTGACGTTCATCGTTGGGATCGTAATCCAGCCCGTCGGCCTTGCGCGCCTCCCACACGTACATGTAAGGCTGTCGCTGGCTTATCGGCGGGCGGTTGATAATCTGTAAGGCCGAAGCGTCAAAGCCTGCAATTTCTTCGATTATGCGGTAAATCGGCTCCATAAGCTCGGCCTGCTCCGGGAGAATCACGGTGTTCAGCGCGATCTCGTATTCATGCAGGATGCGATCGGCGCTGAAACCGTTGGAATAATCCAAACCACTCAAAGACCGGAACCATGAATGAGCCACTACGATATCGGAAATTGCCTGATCGTGCAGGTCTTTCCAATCGCCCTCATTCTGTGAGGAGATCGGTATAAACTTGCTTCCCTCCGTCCCGTCCGATGCCTCCTTTATCATAAACATCACCTGTCCCGGCTTGCCGGCGAATTTCTGCTCTGCCTTACGCACTATTTCCAGCGCCTCCTCTTCGCTATCGACATCCCCGGTAAGGATCATCACACCCGACAACTGATAGGAATTGTCGAGACGCGAGATATTCCACTTGTCGGTTTTGTATGCAATTGCGGAAACATTCATCCCTGCGATATACTGCGGTACGCCGTAATGCTCAAACATCGGTTCGTAGTCCTTATAGTGGATTATGGCGCGCCGGGTTCCGTCCTCCTGCTGCTCAAATGCAGGATAAAGCGGGAGTGTCCTTGCTTCGTTCTGCGTAAATGCCGACCAGTCGTGATGCAACAGAATGTGTTCGCTATCACTTGCCACCCGGCATTTGCTGGCGTCCTGATGAAACAGCGAAAGAAACGAATGTTTCGAGTCGGTTACAACCTCAAGGAACGCATTCCCGAACAGCGATTTATCAAAAGCAAGTTTATTGAGTACCTGACGCAGATTTTCTCCTGCGCCATTGGCGGCGTCAATGAAGGCCTGCAATTCCGGTTTAGACTCGGCCACAGAGAAGCCTTTGCCCGAAATATAGTCCGCTTTGTCGTTGATGATGCGGCGGTGAGCCACAGAACAACGTGACATAGCGGCCAGTGCATACGGGAAAAGATTGTCGTTACCCCAACGCCAATATATATTGCTGCCTTTCTCCCGTCCACGGAGAGGCACGAATACGTTTGGTGTTGGCGCAACGTCGCGCACGCCTACCGCATTAATTTTCGCGGGGCGATTCTGTCGATTTCTCTTGCTCATCGTCTGCCTGTTCTACTGCCGGATGTTTGATAACTTCGTACAGATACTTGAGATCACGCTGTGTACACTTCGACAGCTCGAAGCGCCCGTCTCCCTTGCGGGAAATCGGCGCTGCCGTACACACAACCACGTCCTCATAATTCTGCTTTACTCGATACTTTGCCAT